CCGGAGGTTTATCACCTGCTACAACTTCAACTCCATATAACGCAGCAATCTTATTAATATCTGCACCTTCATCATCACGGATATAAATGTCGATATCTTTAACTAAGTTATCACAAATGATATCACGGAGAGCACCACCAGCAATAATAGCAGATGGATATAAAGTTTGCAATTCAGACAGAAACTTCTTCCATGGTGTTGGAATGATTGAATGATCCATATTTTCTTTTTTGTATTGGTATTACTAGAAATATTATTCTGATACTTCTTTTTTATAAATCAGGCTTGTTGAAGTGTACACTTCATTTTCTTTTGGAGGTCTAGTGATTTGTCCACTCCGGTTATATCGAATAATACCATCATATACATATTTAGTGCTAACACCATCCGCTGGATTTTTAATCATGATAAAAGCATGAATAGGTTTATCATCAAACACTCCTAGTAATTGTTCCGACTTGCTTTCGATCTTTAGCGCAACAATTTGATTGAGAATTTTTTGTTGGTCTGGAACCCTAATAGGAATCATGATTGGAAAACACAGTAATACTAAAATGATTGCAGTGAGAATCGCATAAACGAGCCCAGCATTAATGAAAATCAGTGCCAGTAAAGCACCAATAAATAAATCGAAAGCCATGTGATGTTCTTATAAAAGGAAATTTAAAATGGAAGAAGTTAAAGAAATAAAGCCAACTGAATGGGAAAATATGTCATTTGATCAATTGATGGCCCAGAAAACAATCATGTTGGATAGATATGAATTTTTAATTCGGCGAGGCTATGAACAACAATCTAAATTTTTGATAGAGGGAATCACTAAATTAGACTCCCTCCTATTTGGTACTTAATTAGTAGCTTCAACAATCGTAGGCTGATCTTCCGGAGTTCCTTCGGAAGTAACAACTTTACCTTTGGTCTTTTTTTTGGTAACTGGTTTTACCTTTGGTTCTGGTAATTCTGGAATTACCACTTCCGCATCTTCGAGATCCTCATCAAGGTCTTCTTCATCGACCCACGGATCACGAATCTCATCGCAAATACCGTACTTCAAACAATCTTCTGGTGTTAACCAAGTATCTGAGGGCCGAAGTAAAATAGTACGAATCTGTTTTTCAGTCATCTTAGTATGACGCAAGAAATGCTGAATGAATTGCTTTTCCAAAGTATCATGGAATTTACGAGCCGCAATTAGTTCATGATGTTTTCCTGCTAACACTGATGAAAATTGATGTGTCATCACAGCAGTTCTAGGAGTCATAATTCGTAAGCCTTTTGTCCCGGCCACGAAAATAGAAACTGCCATTGAAGCAATACATCCCATAGCTACAGTCGAAATATTGACTCGACTTGCTTCCATAACATCAATGATCGCCCATCCATCTGTCACTGAACCACCGCCAGAATTAATAAACATGGTTAGAGTATCATCTGGGTCACAAATCAAATTAGCCTTTAAAAGATAATCACAACACCGTAATGCAGATTCTTCACATATTTCTTCAAAGAGCATGTACGCACCAAGGTTAGTCAGTGATACATTGTCAAGTAGAATAAGTTCTTGTGGACTTGGTTGAGTCATCTATGCTTCCTTTATTATTATTTTTATATTCTTTACTACCAAATAAAACATACATACCAAATGCATATCTTATTAGTATTTACATTTTAAAATAAACTCAAAGAATTTGATACAAATATTTCCGTTGACTCATTATACAACAAACCGCATTTCCAAACTCTAGATTATTTTTCTAAATAATCTTTAAGATATACTCTTTCAAATCTGTATCCGGGTTCTACCGCAACCATGAACAATGTTTTTGTATATTCGCCAGTCTGAAATTTCAATCTTATTTCACCTAGAGGTCCATCTTCCTGAGATAATGAAAATGGATTGCCTGCCATATCAGCATTCAATCTATCGGTTTGCTTCTTAAGAATCTTATGAGCCTCATCCATTAATTGCTTCTTGCAATCATTCTTAATGCTCTTTGAATAAGCACCACCAATCTTAATAGATGGATACACCGAACTCTTATTCCCAAATCTTCCAACATTCGTTTCTTTATCAGTAAATTCGACGTTATCAAAATATTTTGAATCAGAAAGATCATCAAAATCAGAAATATCTGCTGGAGAAAATGTATTGACTATCTTAACCCAAGATTTTTCTAACTCGGATCGAATTTTCTTTGCAACGTCAACATGCTCATTTTGCTCGTAATCAAAGAAACGGAGAGTATGCTTAGCTCTTGCTGCTTCCGTTAAAACATAAGACTTAAAGGTTGGTTTCATATTCATGTGCTATTTTTATTATATTTATCGCACAAACCACAAACCCGCGCGTTGGTTAAGCAGCTATTTTGTAAATATTTTCATGTTTTTATAAATAGAAGAAAAACATGATTACATATGAAAGCTCTTCCATACGTTTACAAATTAGTACATAAAGAAACAGGCGAATTCTACATAGGTTTTAGATGTGCAAATAAAGTACCAGCAAATGAGGATTTGGGAATTAAATATTTTACTTCTTCAAAATTGGTTAAGAAAACATTTGAAAATTTTGAATGTTTTGTTTTAGGAGAATTTGAAGATAAAGATGCCGCATATACTTTTGAACAAAATCTTATCAAGGAGTGTTTTTCTAATCCATTAATCCTAAACAAACATTGGCAAGATACTAAAACATATTCTATGCTAGGATTTAAGAGGCCAGATCTTGGAAAATTAAATTCTGAAATAAAAAGAAAACCAAAAGAATATAGAAATTATGATTGTGCTCAATGTGCTACGCCTTTGTCAAAATTAGAATTTATTCATCATAAGCCAAAGGAGCATTATTATTGCAATGCTAAATGCCGAAATGAATTTAATAGAGGCCCATCAAAAAAAGGAATTAAGCTTCCGCATTTGTGGGGTAGGGCAGCTTGGAATAAAGGTTTGACTAATCCAACTGCAGCAGAAAACGCAAGGAGAGGCGCAGAAAAACAACGCGAATTGGTAACCGGAAGAAAGAGACATTATATTTCAGAGACCGAATGGACCTGGAAATGTCAAGACAAAGATGGATGGTACATACGCCAAAACGGGGAACAAGTCCCCGTTTTGTGATCATTCTGTTTCTTGGCTGATCAGCCTCATGGGGATCATGCCGCTAGGCGAGTCTCACCAAAGTAAGCATCATTTGCATTTGCTTTGTTTGCTTCATTTACGTCGATCGCCTGACGTGTTGTCTGCATCAATACTAATCACCCAATCAAAACCTTGGCGAGCCCATCAGAAGAACCCAAACTCATATCGGTCGTTAGCTTGGTTTATTGCAATACCCGATCCATCTTAGCAAGACTTACGTTATTGCACCAGTGAATATTCTAGAAATACTCACCTTAGGTTCTTCTGGTGGACTCGATGGGACTCGAACCCATGTCTTGAGCACCTTTCTATCAGCTTCATACAACAATAATAATGTTGACAGATTCTAATCGCGTATCTGTCTTGATTCACAAAGATATCGCGATTTAAGCTCTTTGTGAATCGCACTGCCAACAAATGAATTATACACAGCCCTGAGGAAATGTATACTTAATCTCCAAAAAATTCCAGTTTGAATTTGGAGCCTTTCTTAGTTTCAGGCAACAAATCTTTAATTTTCATAATGTTTCTTTATTTATCGTACAAAGGCATTTTTACATCAATTAATTCTAGATCGATGTGTTCAATCTTTAGTTCTGCTATTTTATCATGGTTGACTATCCCATCAAAGAATAGTACGCCTCTATAAAAATCGACTGGTGCTGCACCATGGCGTATTTCTATTTCATTTAAGGCGAAAGCAGAATTCCCAACATCATACTTATAATTTTGTGTATTTTGGTGGATTAATGGCAACCCATTATTTCCTGGTATTTCGGTTAGCGGTAACTTAAAACCAAGATATTTATTCTGTTTGTGGATCTCTGGAAACTCATCACCATAATCGACATGTAAAGGAAGAGTTGTACCAGGAATCTGGAGTAAAATAAACATCCTAGTGAATTTATCAAAAACTTTCAATAATGGTTCAGCAATAGGTTTGATGATTTCTACTATCGGATCATCTTTCCATGTCCAATTAAAATTTGGATCCATCCGTTTAGTGAATGTTCGATTTGTTTTTTTATCTACTATTTCACGGAGATGTTTAGTTAGCCAAAAATGCCCAAACTCTTCACCGTTATAGCCCCATCCAACAGGTTTAATTTTGCCAGTGTTAAGCTGATCTTTCATATGTTGAATAATCAGCTTTTGTTGTTCATTAGTAATGGTGATGTTTGGAATAGAAAATCCAAATTCTTTTGATAATTGCATATTACATATTCGCTAGTGCCTTGATTGCTTCTTCTAGTTTTGCAAATCGTTTACCACCTTTATAAACAACATTAAGCCCAGTATCAAGGTATGCTTTCATTGCTTGACCTTTTATTTCTATTTCAGTACCAGATTCAGCGCCGAGAATAGAGACTATCATATTAATGATTTGGCCTTCGGTAAATCCGTATTTTTTAAAAACTGCTAGACATTCTTCTCGGGTCATGCCGAATGTCCAGTATAATCTTTGTAGTATTTCAGGAATTTTCTCCTATCGAAGTGTTCACTACCAGTATCTCTGTCAATATCCTGGACGTCAGGGAGCGTGTAGGTATTGTCATTAGTATCAACAATAGCCAAACCCTTAGAGAGCCCTATCGCTTTGTTATGGAGTTTTAGGTTTTTGACCTGAGCTGTTTCATCTGGCGAATCTTCTGGAGCACTCGGATTATCAATAGTGATTGTATCTTTAGGCTGAGGAAGATTATATTTTCGTTTGATTATTCCTAGAGCTGTAAAGAGTTTTGACGTTTTATTGTATTCAACTTTAACACTATTGATTTCTTCAATATCTTGGAAATAGACAATTGGATTTTGTCCATGGTCTACGTCGATATAAACAGCAGGTTCAACTTTATAGTTAGTATAAGAATCAACTGTAAATTCTTGGCCTTCTGTTGTGGTGATCTTGTCACCTTTAATCGGAACAACTAACATGTTTCTGTGTATCCTATGGTATCATTTAACGATATTTATATCGGATAGCAGAAACAAAAAAGGCTCCTAAGTTTTCTTAGGAGCCTTTACAATTAGTGAGGAGGATAATCTTCATTAAAGAAGAGTCATTTAAACGAAAGTTCACATAAACAACTAAACATCTGAACAAAATGATATAAGAGCGGGACAGTTCAACATGCTTTGGCTAGCATAAACAATGCCTGATTCGTTAAGCGCTCTGACAAAATCATCCAGTTATTTTTAGGAAGTCGAATTAAATGTGCTTATCTAAAAATCCAACTATCTTCCTCGATAAACTTTATACTACTATATTCAATGTTTCTAAGTATACAAGATCATCATCGGCAACTTCAATAACCGAAGTTGAATTTATCACTGATGATTCATCCGCAATACGAAGAAGTTCTTTCTTCAAAAGCTTTTGTTCACCTTTCAAGAGATCTAAAGATCTCTTTGTCAGAATAAAATGAACAGAAACTTGATCAGTAAGGCGACCATATGCGTCAGTCGATGTTTTATCTGACGTAACAATTGATGCATGTTTCTTTCGCGCAATTTCGTATTCGGCGTCAGTAAATTCAGGCCCAATCGCATTTCCCAATATAGTCAGCTCAGCACGAACTTGGACTTCACGATTCATTAATTGATTTAGCCCAGATTCTTGATGCAATCCTTGGATAGCTAAACGAATCGCATACCGAATTTTATTTAACTTTTTAATCTCTAGAACAGCATCCAAAATCTTTTGTTGATGAAGATGAACACTCTGTTCAAATCCTTCGTACATAGAAATTGCTACATTTCGTGTATTAAGGTTGCCAGTAACAATACTGACTTGGGTTTCGATTTCGCGTTCCAACCGGCGAGCTTGACGTAGAGAAAGTTTCATTTCAGTGTTTACCTTTTATTATAATTTTGGGCATGTGCATCTTGGAGAGAGGCATTATATCACCAATAGAATAAATGTGTAATGCTATTGGTGATATTTTTATTTTAATTTTTTAATAAAGTCATCAAAATTAAACTTGCCGCTAAGGGCATATTCTTGACTTTCAAAAACTAATTGATTGATTAATGAGCGGGAAATATACCAACAGTCATTGAATTCATCGGTGATAGTAATAGTTTGATCTTTTTCGAGGAGTTTAATATCATCAAGAATTTCTTCAGTGATAATAAACTTTCCGTCTTCACCACCAAAATCAATAGAAGCAGTTAAAGCTTCTTTATGGACTGTGCTGGTTGACATGGCAAGAATATCAGCAAACTCATCATCTACACCTTGGTCTTGATTTAATTCTCGAAGGTATTGTTTAAAATTAATCTTTTCGTGGCGTTGCTCTTGAATAGCTTCACTGATTTTTGGAGGAGCTTTAATGACTTTCTCAATCTTTGGTTTTGTTTCGAATTCTGGAAATTCACTGAATGTGTATTTTTTATTCATAATGGAACGGTGAGTGTTCCTCAGCAAGTGTAATCATATTTATTGCTAAGAAATAATATCACTCTAGAACCCAGAGGGTTTTTTCAATATCTGGCCCAAGAGCATAATCAATAATTTGACTCACTACAGACCAATCCCCATTTGCTAATCCACAACCAATAAGTGGAAAGTGAACTCCTAACTGTTTGACTTTATCTTTTAGAACCCCAGTCGCCAACCCAATGAAAGCTCGTTCTAATGCATCATAATCAACATAGACGACATTAGGATCGCGCCCATAGTCACGCTGTGTGATGGCATTGATGATGTATTTGTCTTGGCTGACCTGAGCCCATGTGTACGTTCCTAGGCGATCTGCACATCCTGCGTCGATTGGCTTTTCAAAGTCATGTCGGTATGCCGCAAAAGCTTTGGGAAATTGTGTTTTGACCTGTTTAGCAAAACCACTACCCATAACGCCATGCGCATTACATCCATGTACAATAACCCCAGATGTAATATCCAGAAGATTCCCAACAATTTTAGTTATCATGTTTCTTTATTCAAACTTATTATTTTAATAAGAGGACTTTATAAAGTCCTCTTTAAACAAGATTATGCAGCCAGTTTTTCTGGCAAACCTGTCGGAAAAGGCCAAGCAGCATTTTGCTCTGTTACTCGGGTTGGCCATGGATCATCTTCGCTGGAATTATCTAATTCTTGAAGAAATTCTTCAGCAATGCCGTTTTGTTTATCATACTTCTTCATACGACTATATAAGGTTTGAAGAAATTTATTTTTCTTGAGTTCACCAACTTGATGGGCCCATTCAAGTGCATTGAATACTTGATCGACCAATGGTGCATCAGCATCAAGTTTAATTTGAAATGCATGTACACCCGAAAGATGATAGTTCGGATCATTAGCGAGTCGAGCTAAAGCATCGCTACTTGCGCATCGATCTGCATGATATATGCATTCTGCTCGACCTGCTGCATAATTGAAATTATCATCTTCGCGGGTAATCGCAGCGGCAAATGAAAGTATATTTGCCGGATAATTAATTTCAAACATGAAAGAAATTCCGCCAGTGGGATTTGGTTCACTAACGAGAATACCAA